TGCCGTATTTCTTTGTAAATGATTGATTTTTATGTTATAATATAAGAAAAAGATTAAGAGGAAAAAAGAATATGACCAGCACAAAAGAGTATATGAAAGAATATAGAAGAAATAACAAAGATAAAATAAAGGAAGTAAATAAACAATGGCGTATTGAAAATAAAGAAAAGTTAAAAGAATATACAAAGAAATACAATATTGAAAATAAAGAAAAGTTAAAAGAAAAAAATAAACAATATAAGATTGATAATGAAGAAAGGTTAAAAAAATGGAGAAAAGAATACCATATCAAAAATTTTGAGAGGGATAAAGAAAAGAATAGGGAACGTGCTAACCAATGGTATAAAGACAATCGTGAAAAAGCATTAAAAGCAGTTAAACAATATCAAAAAGATAATCCTGAAAAATCAGCAAAATTAAGGAGAAAAATTGAAAATCATAAAACCAAAACAGATTTAAGATATAATCTTAATCGTAGAATAAAAACAGCGGTGAGCCATTCCTTAAAAGGAAACAAAAATGGGCGGAGTTGGGAAACACTTGTTGGTTATACCTGCAATGATTTAGTTAAAAGATTAAAAAGCACAATGCCAAAAGGTTATACTTGGGACGATTATTTAGAAGGGAAACTTCATGTTGACCACATTATACCAAAGAGTGTTTTTAACTTTACTAAACCAGAACATACGGACTTCAAAAGATGTTGGGATTTATCAAATTTACAATTATTGCCTGCTAAAGAAAACTTAAAGAAACACACTAAATTATACAAACCATTTCAACCTGCATTAGCTATTTAACACTATTTGACAATCTTTTTATCTCATGTTATTATATAATATATTCCTACGAAGGGAGATGATGTCTATATTGAATATAAAAATTCCCTTTACAGACCGCACTTTTAATATATCTATCCCTAAATCCAATAATCCAATGAACGACAGTTATTATGACGGTTCATATGTAAATATATTTGATACCGATGGTAAAAAGAATTCTACTGAACAGTTAAAAGCATATCAAGGGTGGGTTGGCGATTGCGTTTCTTTAATAGCTGAACGGGTTGCTTCTATTCCACTTCGATTATATAGCCAAGATGGTGAGCTTATAGAAAAACATATCTTTTATGACCTACTGCAAAAATGGAATCCTTACACCACAAAATTTGAAGGCAAAGAATTACTACAAATATACCTGGACTTGACAGGCGAATGTTATATATATATGGTCCGCAATGGTTTAGGTATACCACAAGAATTATATTTTAGATCACCTGACAGAATAAAACCGATTATAAAAGATGGTATTATTGACCACTATATAGAAACCGATGGAATGAAGGAAACAAGATATGAAGCCAATGATATTCTGTTTTTTAAATATCCAAATCCTACAAGCCAATTTAGGGGTGCTTCCCCGGTACAAAGAAAAGCCTATGCCTACGACACCGACAAATACAACATGATTTATCAGTTGAATACATTCAAAAATGGCGTGCATCTCAAGCAGATATTAGAAGCAGAAAAGATGATGAACCCTGAACAGGTAGGCAAAATATTAACACAATTTAATCAAACCTATGGCGGGATAGAAAAATCTAACGGAGTTGGTGCTTTAATCGGTGGAATGAAACTAAAACCTGTTGGTGTATCTAATAAAGACATGGAATATATGTTACTCGCTGAATGGAACATGAGACAGCTTGCAAGCGCATATCATACACCACCGCAAAAATTATCACATCCCGAATCAACTAACCTGGCAAATATGACAGCACTTGATACGTCCTGGAATAGAGAGTGTATACTGCCAAGACTGACAAGACAGGAAGAAGTTATAAACACTTTCCTTCTGCCGATGTATAAAGATAATGGGTTATATTGCAAATATGACAATCCTGTTCCGGTAGATAATGACTTCAAACTAAAACAGCGTGAAAGCAATTTAAAGAATTATGTTATTAGTATAAACGAAGCGAGAGCAGACGACGGACTTGACCCTGCCGAATGGGGTAAATTACCACTTGCACCGTTTTCTATTGCACCTTTAGATGTTAATAAGGTGGTAGTTGAGCCGGAGCCAGAACCTGCGAAAGCTATTATGGCAAAAGAATATACCGAAGATTATAAGCGTAAATATTGGAATAACTTTATTAAACGAATCACACCACTTGAAAACGACTTTAAGCGAGCCATGATAAAATACTTTCAAGCACAGGAATTAGAAGTGTTGAGGGCATTAAGGAAAAATAAGAGTATTACTAAAGATGTTTCAGGTGCATTGAATGTACCGAAAAGCAAAAAGGAATTGGAAGCACTTGCTGAATTATCTATACCGAGAATTACCGAAATAGTAAAAATAAACGGTGCTGCTGCTTATGCCGAATTAGGTATCGAAGGTTCTTTTGATGTAACAAATCCCGAAGTTATAAAATTTATAAAAAAGAGAGCAGGGTTATTGATAAAATCAATAGGTGATACTACACTTGAAAAGCTGAAAAAGACTTTAGCGTCCGGCGTAGAAGCTGGTGAAAGCATACCTAAATTAGCAGATAGAATAAGCGGAGTGTTTAGTGACGCCAAAGGTTACAGGTCAACATTAATCGCAAGGACTGAAAATATTACAGCCTCAAATAGTGGGGCAAATTCGGCGTTTAAGCAGTCAGGTATAGTTAAAAAAAAGGAATGGCTGGCCACTATGGACGACAGGGTAAGGGACGAGCATGCTATGATGAACGGGGAAATTGTTGGGATAGATGAGGCTTTTTCTAATGGATTAATGTTCGGAAGTGAACCAAATTGCCGTTGTACAATTTTGCCGGTTATTTCTGAATAAAGAGGTAAATTATATGACATTTATATTTAATAATTTAAAATGGATTATATTAGCTTTGGTTATGATTTTACCTATATTAACAATGTTGGGGTTATCTATATTTTTGATTAAGAATTTAGATTTTCCAGAATATAGACCTCCATTAACGTTTGAGGAATTTAAAAAAAGAAATATTAACTAAATATAAGAAAGGTGGTGATAAAAATGCCAAAGAAATTAATAGTTAAACAATACGATAGCGAAACAAAAGCAGTAGAAAATGAGAGGTCATTGACCGTAACAATAACAACTAATGCAGTTGACCGTTCAGGTGATATAGTTGAGCCGAATGGTGTAAACATGAAGAATTTTAAAAAGAATCCTGTAGTGTTGATGTCTCATAATTATTCAGGTTTGCCTATTGGAAAAGCAAGTGACCTGAAGAAAACCGATAATGGTATTACTGCAAAAGTAACATTCCCGGAAGAAGGGACTTATCTATTAGCTGATACGGTTTATAATATGTATAAGCAAAAATTCATGCGAGCTTGGAGTATCGGGTTTATACCTACAAAATCAGAAGACATAAGGTCAGATGATGATGCAAAAGAATTTATGGGTTACCGTTTCCTAAAATCTGAACTACTTGAATTTTCCGCTTGTGCAGTCCCGGCAAACCCTGAAGCATTAACGAATATGGTAAGCAAAGGTATTGATGTTGGCTTGTTACAAGAAGAAGGGTTGATTGAGATTGTAGAAGGTAAGGATATTGAGAAAGTGAAAGAGCCGGAAGATGTTAAAATAACAGGAATATCAATGGCGAAAGTAGAAGAAAAAACAAGTGAATTTACAGTAGAAAGCACTAATGAGAAAGGTGAAGAAGTAAAAGAACAAATTAAAATAGAGAGTGGCGAAGGTGAAATATTTACCGAAGAAAAAATAGGGTATAGTTTAGACGAAATATACAATATGGTTAAAGAAAACAAAGCACTAAAAGAAAAAATAGCAACCCTCGAATTAAAAGCCGGAGCAGTATTGAACGCTAAAAATAAAAAGTATTTAGCTGATAGCTTAACAAATATTCAGGCGGTATTGGATTCCGCCGGAACTACCGAAGAAAGCATAAAAGATGTTGATGAGATTGATTATGATAAAGGAGATGATAACGTAATCGAAATAACACATGATACAGTAGATGATATATTGATAGATGAAACAAAAGCCGAACCAACCGTTATAGAATTGAACGAATTTGAAGTAGACGATAAAGCAATAAAGAATCTTGTTAACGAAAAATTAAATTATGCTTTAGGTAGAGTATCAAAATAAAAGAAAGGAAGTGATTTATAATGCCAAAAAAAATGACACAAGAAGAGTATGACAAAGATGTAAGAGATAAAGCAAAAGAAATGGCTGAAGAAATAGTTGATGAAAGAATAAAAAAAATGACCTCGATAGACATATCAACCAGACCAAAAGATGAAGCAAAAGCAAAAGATGAAGCACCTAAATTTAAAAGTTTCGGAGAGCAGTTGCAAGCAGTTGCAAAATTCGAGATTAAACATGAACTTGACCCAAGACTAAAAGCAGCAAGTGGACTAAATGAGGGCGTTGGTGCAGAAGGTGGATTTTTAGTTGAAGAAGAATTTACTAGCGGTCTTTTAATGGATGCTTATGAAACTGGTATACTCGCAAAAGATTGTTGGCAGATTCCAATGTCTAAACAATCTTTAAACATGAATTTAATTAACGAAACATCAAGAGCAGACGGAAGCAGACGAGGTGGAATATTAACTTACTGGGCTTCAGAAGCCGGGACCACTACAGCAACTAAACCAGATTTAAGACAACTCAAATTAAGTCTTAATAAACTTTTTGGTGTGTATTATGCAACTGATGAAATGTTAGAGGATGCAATGTCTTTAGGTGCTACAATGAAAAAATTATTCTCGGAAGATATTGGATTTAAGATTGATGACGGAATAATTAACGGAACTGGTGCTGGGCAGTTACTCGGTATCTTAAACGGTGCCGGATTAGTAACTCAGGCAAAAGAAACAGACCAGGCTGCTGCAACTGTTGAAGCCAAAAACATTATTAAGATGTGGAACAGGATGCCTGCTAAGAATAGAGCAAAGGCAAAATGGTATATTAACCAGGACGTTGAACCTCAATTAATGCAAATGTATGCTACTGCTGGATTGGGCGGAGTTCCTGTATGGATGCCACCGGGCGGATTAATCTCCTCTCCAAGTGGGCAATTATTAGGCAGACCTGTTGAACCTATCGAGCAATGTGCAGCACTCGGAAC